TGTGTCCATATCTTTAGATAGTAATGCCCAATCAGGTGAGTCTATGCTGAAGCGTAACCTTAATATATTTTGCTTGGCTTCTGATAGTTTATAGAAAGCCACTGCTATATCTGAGCGTAGTGATAACCAATTGTTACCATCTGATGCGATGCCAGTACCAAACTTAGCATTGAGGTCTTGAATACTAGTAGGGATTTCATAGGTATCACCTATGATAGAAGGCAAAAAGGCTTCAACTACTGATGCATCATAGTAATATAAGTCTGATGTATCGTAGCCAATCTTTTTAGCCTTGTCTCGTTCACAAAACTTAAGCGCTGCATTACGCAGCGACTTAGCAATTAACTTGTCGCGGTCTTTTTGTTCTAGTGCTGACCATTCTTTGTACTTATTGGGATGACCGACAAACCATACCCACAACTCTTGACCTATATCATCACGTTCTAACATAGTATAACGCTTTGCATACTCGGCTGAGAGTTGTTGTACTAACTCGTTGTATTCTTCAATGTAATTCATTAAGGAATAATTACCTCACCGTTTACAATTGGAACAGCAAACGGTGTTACCTTGCGATTGTATTCTACTAGGATGCCAATGCCATGCTGCCAGTTAGCGGCACCTGATGTAAGATAAGATGCTTGTTTAATGTCCATCATGTGACCGACCTCTAACCCGTATAAAGTACTGGTTTTTCCGTAAAATCCTGTGGTCTCATGTTGTAATCCTATGCGGTGCGTGTGCCCACACACTACTGATTTGCCTAAACGTTTGGCTAAATTTAATGCGGTAGCCCCTGGTGCACGGTTAAGTGCGCCTTCATCTCCGTGTGCCATTACCCAACCAGGTAACAACTCATGCATCTTATGTAAGTAGTTAATCTTTAACTTGCTATAGCCTAGTAGTTCCTCAATTTCTAATGACTTGAGTGACATAAATGCTGGCGCATACTTGCGCATGTATGTATCTATGCGGTCAGTATGATTACTTCGTTGAATGTAAAATGGCTTGTTACCCAATGCACTGCGGTAACGAGCCATAATGTCGTGCGTTAAATCTATACTTTCTTGTAAGGTCTCAGCATATTCTCCTGACATTCCCTTATTCCAGCGCGAGGGTTCGGGGGCATCTAGTTCATCCCCTACGCACCAGAGTTCGTCTGGTTTATAATCTTGTATAAACTCTAATGTAGCCTCTACGGTTTTGTTATGTTGATAGGGTATCTGAAGGTCACTGAGGACCACTACCCGCTTTGTTTTGTTTACCATTAGGTATACCTTCCCATTGTCCGCGTTGGACTAGTAACCCGATTATGGCATAATTTGCAAGGTCAATCAGTGTATCTTCAATACTTTCATAGTTGGGCGTGTCGCCTGTATCTGCCAAGTTATTAAGTCTTGCCAACTTGTCATACATGCGTACTCTAAGTCCATTCATCGGACCACCAGGTGCTCCCGAGATATTCATTGGACCATAATCAGCATGTTTTTTAAGCATGATAGTATGTAAATGTAAAAAGATTTGTTGTAAATCGTCAGGGTTTTTCATCTAAAATATCCTTAATACTAGTATCAAAGTTACGCATTGCTTCTTTGATTGAGAACTCTTCCCATACTTCTTCTGCTTTGTCATACTTGCTGGCTACTAAAATAGCAGCCAATGCTGTAACACACATCTTGGCTTCATCTAATTCATCTTCACATATTGTTTCATAAATATCACGTAGTGCGCTAATGATGTCAAGCATTCTAGTATCTGATACTGGTATGGCTATAGCAAAATCCATATGTTCTATGTGGTCCCAGAAACTATCATCCAGGGGTAACGCATTCTCTGATTCTTCCATCTAGCCACTCGCTTCCTTCTTTAATCATCATGCTATTTACATCTTCACCATCAGGCATACTGATAATATTGACATTGCCCAACTCTCTACTTATCTTCTTGCCAAACTCTAGCCCTGCTGCATCACCATCTGCAAGTACAATTACAGTATCAAAGTCATCAAGTATCTTGGCATAGTGTGGCTTCCAGTTGTTAGCCCCTGGAATACCTACTGTTGGGTGTAAGGTTTTAACTGACATCATGATGCAATCAAACTCACCTTCGGTGACGCATATGTATTTGTCTGCAACAAAGCATGCCTGTGTGTTGAACATGGTTGTCTTAGCACCTACTAGACCCATGTACTTAGGGTCCTCATTATGCATACCACGGAATCTAATATCAACTACACCTGACGGTGTAATGTATGGGATAGCAAGTCTACCTCTGTATGGCTCATGACCTGGAAGAGGTTCGTCTACCACCCCCAGATGAAAGATGCTTGCCTCTGCGACCGAGAGTTGACGGTTTGCTAAATAATCCTTTGCGAGATTTATCTTGCTTGCGTATCTCTGTGTTGCCTGAAGTAAGAACTGACGCTGCGAATTCGAGAGCCTCACGATAATCACCACCTTCTTTGTACATGATTAGAGAAAAAGTATCGCCTTTAACTCCACAACCGTGACAGATAAAGGCGTTTTTATCAAAGTTTACTGCTGCTGATGCATGACTGTCTATATGAAACGGACACTTCATCTTGCGCCAACCGCTGCCCATAGCAGGCACGGTGGCGCCTATGTAGTGGAGGTACTCACCAATGTCAGGCTTGTCCCTTTCCAATTGCTCTCCTTAATAAATCTACATATACATAGCCAGGCATGGTGCAGTACCAATCTTTAGGGTTTCCCCTACCCTTACGTTTGTGCCACACCACGCCTGTCCATGCGTTGTCGTTAGCCATCTCGACTATCAACTCTTCTGTCCACCCTGCCAAGTCCATCTTAGCGTGGTTCTTTATCTCTATCGTAACACCAGGGATACCAGATATATCTCCCTTGTCTAACGTTGCGCCAGCCAAACGTCTATCTACATAAGGGAACCATTGTTTAAGATACTTAACTACATCTCGCTCTGCCCCTGAACCTTTGGCTTTTGCTGCGCTACTCATACTGTCATCTCAACCTGTCTGTAGTCTCTGACTACATCCTCTAAATACATAGAGGCTGGGTCAAATGATAGTGATATGTATGTGTTACCTGTAAAGTCTGCCTTACCATAACGATTCTTAACAGGGGCTACGCATAGGTATGCGTCTGGTCCCTGCATCATTTGTCCTACTGTCAATACCATAGCAGGCACCTGACTAACCATGCCTTGCAACGCTGAGCGTGGCTGACATGGAAAACCTTGAGCACCTTCTTTAGTGTGGTGTAAGACAAGTACGCATGCATTGGTATCTCTTGCAAGATACTTGAGTTCTTTCATAACCTGTCGCATAGCAGCAAACTCTTCTCCGCCATCTGTTGCTATGTCCATAAGGTTATCTACTACGATAAGTGTTGGACTTCTACCCCACATAGTTTCAAATGCAGATACTTCCGCATCTAAATCATTAAGAGTTGGGCTTGGTTCAAACGACCAATACAAATTAGAAAACTCTCGTAAAAGTTCTTCTGCTCTGGCTGGCTCTGTTTTTAGCATATGTTCCGCATGCGCTTGATTTATCTTTGCTTTCATAGCAAGTAAACGCATAGCCATGGTGTGTGCATTAGTATCAGCAGAGAAGTATAAGGTTGGTTGTTTTAGTCTTGCTGCAATATGTAATGCAATAGATGACTTACCTGCGCCAGGAGTACCAGCAATCACTGATACCTCAGCACGGCGAAAGATAATGCTTTCGCGTTGGAACGCCTGAAATGGTGGGGCTAACGGCTCTCCACCTACTTCAGGTTTACCAATACTACGGCGTAATGTTTTCATTCTTCTTCTTTGTGTGCTGTTTCTATGTGTATATCGTATTCACTTTCAGTTGCAAATACTGCAGCACATCCTTCACATTCCCATTCATCACTCATGTTATGCCTTTGTCTGGTCTGCTTGGAATGAGTTCCATTCTGCTTGATTCTGTTTGATGTACTGAGTAGTACACTTGCTCGGGTCGCCTTGCTTAGCAGGACAGAAGTAACCCTTGTATGGACCGAACTTACCTGTAAGTCCATGGATGCGTGTCATTGTACCGTGAGGGCAATTGCGTGAGCCTGCACCCATAGATGGTGTAACTGGTGCATCAAATGAATCTACTACTGTTCCACCGAATGATGTAGAAATTGTTGCTACCTGTGGGTTAGGCGGTACTGCTGCATTGACTGCCAGTACATTGCGGATGGCTGCTTCTAGTTCTTGTGTTGCTGCTGCAAGAGAAGCAATAGACAACGCAACACGTTGGTCTAGTTCTTCTGCTGTCTCAGCACGTAATGTAACAAGAGAACCTGCTACTGATTTAACTGTGATACTGATTGGTGATTCGGTGCTTGCCATTTATTCTCCTTGAATAGATGTTACTAGGGATTTTTTTGTGTCTCTAAAGGCACGAACTTTCATTGCTAACTCTATACCTTTCCAACCTTGTTTGATGTCAACAAAATGTAGTTCACATTTACCACTACCTGCTGGCAGATGGACAATGATTCCCTTCTCTTGATTGACACCACCCCAAGAACCACGGGTTGCCGTGGCGGGGTCATACGGCAAGCCGTGTGCATACACCGCTAACTGCATGGCAATCTTATTTGGGTAGGAAATACTACCAGTCTTTAAGTCAGAGATATACAACTGTCCTTCGTATTCAACTATACGGTCAGGCGTACCTGCAATCTTGTACTTGTCTAACACGCAGAACTGTTCAATGAATACATTCTTAAACTTTTTTGTTGCATCTGCATATGCTTGTATGTCTGCTACATATTCTTCAGGTATAACTCCGAGGTCTTCGCCTCGGTCATGCTTTTCTGTGAGTGTGTGTATTGCTGTTCCTATTGTTGCTGCTGATGTAGCACCTGCTGCTTCCATTGCATCTTCAACTAATTTGTCCATTTCCAACTTGTTGTCTCTGTTTGCAGATGCTGCTAATAATAAGTCAGGTCGTAGTGTTAGACCTGCTGCTGCCATACGTAACTTCCATGCCACTAATGCAGTGCCATCATCTAATGAACCTGCAACTGTGGTAGTACGTGTGTATGGTACAGCCTTACCACCCTTAGGTGGTACAACCATAGGTCTACCGTAACGGTCTCTTGTGATTTCTACTTCTGACATAACTCTCCCTTGTTAAATAGGTTAAGAGGGTGGGAACAAGGAGAGAACCGAAACCCCACCACTCCTAACCCACTCATCGTAGCATAGTGTGACGGACTATGCGTTGATGTCATTGCCGCAATGCGGACAAAGTTTTTCTCGTTTCTTGTACACTTCATGTACTACTTGGTCTTTGTAATTTTGATGCACATATATCTTGCATCTGTTGCGTGCTTTGATAGCACGCACTATAGCACCTGACTGATGTAGTACTGACAGCACACCACTAGCCGTGCCGTGATGCCAGCCTGTGCCTTCGGCTAACTCTTTCCAAGTCATACCATTAACACCTGCTAGTTTTAAATATGACAATGCTCTAGCCTGATTGTTTGCTTCTTGTCCTGACATACTATTAAGTACAGCACGAGCCTTAGATGTATCAGTACCTGACCATCCAGCCGTACCTTTGTATGGTTTATAAGGTACGTACTCTGCCATTATTCTGCAATCTCAATGTCTGTTACTTCAATCTGGTCAACATCAATTTCACCATCGTAGAAATCAACTGAAACATTATCTGTAAAGATAGTTTCTGCATCATCTTCATCTTCACATTCTATTGTGAAAGTACCAGTGATTGTGTAGTTAGCATTGTATCTTGTTGTAAGTTGGTTGGCTCCAATGGAATCAAGTAACTCATTGACATCTGATTTTGTAAATGTGTACTCACCGTTTTGCCATTCAACTTCACTGAAAAAGTCACGAATTTTATGACGATTGCTAACTTTCTCAGCACGTTGTTCGTCTGATACTTGTTGTACTGCATCTACTTCTTTTGCTCTCTCAATAAAGCGAACTACTTCATTCTCAGTGTAGTTTACTATACCATCTACTGTTGTAATTTGGATTGTGTTCATGTGTTCCTCTCGTTGTTTGTATGTGCTCCGTGTTCGCCACTGGCGGAGCAACCCAGTGAAACGTCCCTTGTATAGTTTAAGGATATAACTATACAAATTCTGCGAGTTCCGCGCTATCGCTGCCTAAGCAGTATGCATACGGAATTATACAGTAAGTAAAGACAAAGCCTTAGTCTTTACTTTGTCATTGCGTCCACTCAAGGTGGCAGCAGCAAGGCGGTCTGCGCCACCTGCTGCATAATGGTCAGCAAATTCTACAACTGCATGCCATGCACCAAAGGCTGTGCCTCTGATATTCTCTTGTGTTTCTGATTCACTATAGATAGCCCATGCTTTAGCACGTGCATCTTTAGCAATAGTCTGTTGCTTGCGCTCACCACGTGATAGCAAACTGTAAGGCGCATCTTCTACCTTAGAAGGTAACGCCCATACTTTCTTAAAGAAGTTTACTGCTTGCTCACGTGAGAAGTCAATCTCAAGTAAACGATTGGCTGTCAACTCATAGTCATCTATAGCCTGATATGTCAGGTTAGTGATGTTACGGATGTCAGCAATAGATAACTCTTGATTAGTTGAGTGGGTCATGCGGTATGTGTACTCATTATACTTTTGTTTGTAGTTACTAATCAAACCATTAACTTGATTAGCACAAAACAAACGCTCAATGATTGGCTTGATAACAACAGATGATGAGCCATCATGTGATGTTTTAACCAATAAGAATGCAGCGTGTGGGTCATTGGCTACTGATATACCACTAGGTAACTCAAGTACCATCCAGATATTAGAGCCACCATTGAACTCACCTGCTGCTGCATAACGTGCATCACCTGCATCTACTAGTGTGTCTAGTGCATTGAACACTTCCATGTTCTGCACTACCTTGTACTTAGTACCAACAATACCAATGACTGAGTTGTTATCCTCACGGATAATAGCCTGCTTCTTTGGTACATCTATGTATGTGGCTGGTGTTACACCATGTTCATCAATGTATAGGGGTGTACTTACTGCTTGTAGTTCACCTGTGCGTACAGTCCAGTTCAGTCCTGCTTGTGTGGCTGCACTTGCTGCAGAGGTAGCCTCTACTGCAGTGCCACCACGAACCCATGCTGAACGATGCTTACTTGCTACTGTCATTTTCTACATCCTTTGCAAACTTAAGTACTGCATATGAATTGTTCTCGTTTAGTTTATCCATAAAGCCTTCTTGTTTCATAAGACCTATGAATGTATCTACTAACATGCTAGATAGTACACCATCAGGCAATGCCATAAGACGGTGTGTCATTGGATGTGCAACGCTGAACTCACTTATTAGTTCAATTGTATGTGGAACTTTAATCGTTTGTGTCATTTGTTTCTCCCTATAGATACTTTGCTATTTGTTTCATTGTTGAAGCATTAATTGTTGGTTCATCTGTCATACGCAGAATTGATAGAGCATTGCTAATTTCTTCTACTATTTCTTTGTATTTATGTGATGACATATTTTCCCATGCTCGTTCAGGACATATGGGTAAATCTTTTTCGTCAACTGTAACGTCATAATCAATGTTGAGAGTGCTACTCCATGCACGATAGTTTGTTCGAAAATTAGTAGCCTTTTTGATATTAACAATGGCAAAGTCTGTTAATTCTTTTTGCCATGCAGCATAAGCCTTTTGATATTTGGCTTCATATATTTCCTGATTAGCATAATCTTTCTTTATTGTTGCTAACTTGGCTTCTAGTGTAGTGACTACCTTATGTGTGGGTAGTTTAACTGTAATTCCTCTAGTCACTTGCTTCTCCCTTGTTTAGTTGTGTGTCTATCCAGCGGACCATTTTAAATCCGCTGAAACTTATTGTATCTAAAAGTAAAGCCAGTGCTGTATCATCATCAACTGCTTCTACTTCTATTTCACATTGTATTGTATAAAGACTTTTCATTAATACCAACCATGCTTTCTCCAGTGTGACCACGCGATTGATGGTTTGTCATATCGATGAACGATATACTCCAGCCCCCGCGCAACTTGTTGCGGGGCTGGGGTACCAGGCTTAGTGTTTAGTATTTGTGCTATTCCATAGGCTGATGACTCAGGGTTGTTTGCTTCATGTCGCCAGTTAGATTCTTTAGTCCATAGTTTTATTAGTGCTTTGTGTTCACCTTTATTCCATTCGGGGTACCACATCTTCATGTATGAAATAGCATATAACTTGGCAGCGTATGGTGTCCATACTTTAGGTAACTGTTCTTTGTTATAGCATAGTTCATTGACATGTTGCGAGTAATACTTAAGCGGTAAACCTATTAGTGTAGTTAGTGTTAGCAACATAGTGCTACCAATAGCCGTCCACTTTCTTACTGAATTCATCTAGTCTCCTAGTTTTCGTCTCCGTACATACGGTCTGGCTCGCTGTAACAACTGCATTCTATTACAAAGTTACCGCAGTCTTTACAGTCAGCATCTTTGTCTAGTGCGGTATCATCTTCTAGTGGTGGTTCGTAACTCATGGTTTACCAACTAGCCTGATACTCAAACATAGCGTCATCAACGCTTTGTTCAAGTGCTGTGTTTAGTTTATCAATAGTTTCTCTGATGTCTTCCCAGTACCATTCGTCTACTGCCGTGCTGCCAAAGAAGAATCCCGATGCAGGGGGTAATAAGTCCATTGCTTTTTCTTCTGTATATGCAAGCAATACTTCACTGCATACATTGCGTAGTTGTATAAGGTCTTCTTTAGTTAGACTAATAGGCGTGCAGTTATCCTCAACACCAGCATAGTTGATAATCCAGTTATGAATTGCATTAGCCTTACGCCAGTATGCAACTTCATGTACTTGCTTTTCGTATAGATACATGTCTAGTCCCATTAGTTATTGATTCCTTTCACTACTCTCTCATCTATTGGTGGTATTCTGCTAGACCTAGATGTATCTACACCACGGTTATTACAGTATGCCTCATATAGTTCGGCATATTCTAAAGCATATTTGTGTGCCAAGAATCGCTTGGCATAATCCACTGCGTTGTTTTTAATTAATGTCACTTCTTTTGGTGTCATTCGTTTATATCCTCTATCCATGGGTATAGTTTGTGTTGTTGAATGATTGCATTTGCTGGTGCATGGCTCATGCCTTTGTAAAATACACCGTCAGGCATAGATATATACCTCTCAGTGTCATTATCCCAGTATGCATCTATTGCTTCTATACATGGTTTCACCATGCTTGATGGTACTGGTGGGTAGAAGTTGCTAGTTAAGTGTATTTCTATGGCTGCTTCCATAGTCAGCCCATCCATAGTTGCTAAGTCTTTTGCAAATGTAGACCCCATTAGAACGGTACCTCCACATGGTTCTCGCATGACTTGCGCCATGCTCGTAGTCTTTGCTTGAGAAATCTGTTTTCTTGTAGCAGTTGTACATTTGCAAACGCTAGTATAAACATCATGATTAGACTAGCACCTAATGCTATAGTTATAGCAACGATTGTTCCTGTATCTAAGTACATATTACTCTCCTTTAGAATTATAGTTGACTAATGGACGCGCAGTGGTCCGCTGAGGTTACAGAACCCCGACCAAAAAAGGGGGAGATGAGTGACTACATCAGCCACCCACCTCCCTGTCTTTTAGTTTTTAGTTACCTCAAATACCTCAAGTTGTAACTGTGGTGCTCGGCGGTCAGACTCTGACACGTTTTGACGGCGGTCAAAGCGTGTAACCAACCGACCTTTTAGAGTTACTAGGTCTGATTGTTCCGCGCCTGCGCGTGTTACCCCTAGGATTTCTCCTACGGTTGAGTCATCCAATGCGATGATATTGATACCACATACATACACCTGACGGTCAGCCTCGCCATTGCTGAATGCTGACACTTCACGTTGGTCAAACCAACCTGTCACCATAGTTCCCTTTGAACCTGTGAATGTACGGATGTTCTTTACTTTACCTGTTAGCGTTACTTCGTTGTTCATCTTATCTCCTTGTTTAGTAGTTAGTTTCGTTATATGTTTAGAGGCTGATAGCCCCCTAACGCAAGGCGTAGGGGGTCTATCTGCCCTTCTTACTATCTTACATTTAGTTCTAATGGACGGTCACAATCTTGACAATCGTTCATGTCTTTGCGTGTGAGTAGGTGACACCAAGGGCACTCTATCTCACGACTGCGCTGGCGCATGTCGTCAAGTTCCCATAGTTCCTCATACTCACCACCGTCTTGAAGTAGTACGATTGGGAGTTTGTACTCTTCACGCATGATGTAGTCTTCGTTACCTTCGTCATCTAGTATCGTCCGTGAGACGGTACTGGATGATACCCAGTCATGTCCACTTGGCTCTGTCACGATTAGCCAGTTCCGTTTGTACTGCATGTTGCCCTCATCAACGAGTTGATGGGCAACTGCAGAGTCGCGTGCTTCCTTGTTCTCTTCGCAGTTGAGGCACACGTTGTCAAGCATCATGCAGTCGTAGCATTGTGTGGTGACGCTGATGCCTTGGTTTGTGTATTCGGTCATTTCTATCTCCTTGTATCAACAACCCCCAAATTTTAAGGGCAACGCCCAATCATCGCAGGCTCGAGCAATGGCTACGCAGGCTTTAGCCTGCCAGCCTATTTTGAGCGCGCTTATCAGAGGCTTGGCTTGACAAGACTCTGATGCTCAAAATCGAGAGCCGTCATCAGCACAGCAACCATGCAGTCATAGAACAACGCGACTGAAATAGCAAGCACAGGCTGAACTGTGATTACTGTCATGCCAGAAGGGCGTGACGGGAATCATGGTTGCAGCAGGCTTGCTATTTTGCTGGTGGCGATAGACTCAAAGGGACCATGAGTAAAAGGCGGTGATATCAATTCTTAGGAATTGTATCGCCGTCTGGTCTGCCTTTGATTTAACGGACAAAGGCAACAACGCAGGCGCGTTGTCTTTGTCTCTAAATCATAGGACAGATTACGACCATTGGTTTACGTCCGTCAGGTCTGAGGGTTTGACCATTGCCAAGGCATTGGCTATTAAACAGGCAGTCCAAGTATTCTCATTTATTTGTACAGTCTGTATATATATACCCCCCTGACTGTCAGGCAGACTGACTACCGTCAGACAACCCACAGCATATAGTCCTGTTTGTACAGAACTACAGTTCTGTTCTAGTCTATGACCCCCTATATGTTAATGAGCAGTAGATTTATATATTGTATCTCTACCTAAAAACATTTCTGTATATAGTTACAAGGGGTATATTATAGTCTGACCAGCACTTATATAAATACTTTAGAATAAAACGTTCGTTTTACCTGTTTGAACGGATTAAGTATATATAGAGAGTAAAATAGTTCAGAACTCTTTTTAGAGAGTTCTTCACTCTGTTACAGTATACTGTACAAACATACATCTGTATGGCGGGGGGACTCTGCCACAAAGGAGATAAACGTGGCAACACCAGCGCACAAAGGATTTCAAAAGGGTGCCGACCACCACCTAGCCAAAGGGGTAACCCAGGCTAAAGCAGATGTTATTGCTAGGGTCAAGGCAGGTGTATCTGTCCAAGCCGCTATGGTTGCAGCGGGTAAGAAACCAGATACGGTGCGCCAATGGATGAACCGTGACCCTGAGTTTGCTCGTGCCTTGGAAGAAGCCAAAGAAGAAGGCTCAAAGCAATCCTTTACCGCCATGGGCGTTGAGAAGGAATCTATCCCATTTGCTGACTTCTCTAAAATGTTTTTTGACCAAACGGTTTTTCCCCATCATCAGGATTGGGTAGACCTACTGGAGGGACGCGAGCCTTCATGGCTCCACCCTAATATGATTTATGAGCCAGGTGAGGGAAACCGCCTGCTGGTGAACGTGCCACCTGAGCACGCTAAGTCCACGGTTATTACTGTGAACTACCCGACTTACCGCATCGCTCTCAATCCTAACATCCGCATCATCGTGGTATCGAAGACATTGAATAAGGCACGCGAGTTCGTATATGCTATCAAGCAACGATTGTCACATCCCCGCTGGCTCAAACTGCAGACCGCTTACGGTCCTGAGGGCGGTTGGAAACAAGACGCTGATACTTGGCGTACCGATACTGTCTACCTTGGGGGCGATGCGCGTAACTCTAGCGAGAAGGACCCAACCCTTCAGGCGTTAGGTATGGGCGGTCAGATTTACGGTGCCCGTGCCGACCTCATCATTCTTGACGACTGTATTACTACTGCTAACGCCCACGAGTGGGACCAGCAGATTAACTGGCTACAGAAAGAAGTTATTACCCGTCTGGGCAAGAATGGTAAGTTACTAGTTGTAGGGACACGGATTGCCGCAAATGACCTTTATAAAGAACTTCGTAATCCTAAACATTGGTCTGGTGGTCGGACTCCGTTTACTTACATGGGCATGCCTGCTGTACTTGACTATGCGGAGGAGACGGAGAATTGGACTACCCTCTGGCCTGAGTCAGATGTTGCCTGGGATGGCGACTCTGATGTACCTAAAGAGAACGGGTACTATCCCAAGTGGGATGGTCCAGCACTCTTCAAGAGACGCAGCGAAGTTACACCTTCGACATGGGCTTTGGTTTACCAGCAAGAAGACATCCAAGAAGACTCCATATTCCCGCCTGCACTCGTGCAAGGAGCGACCAATGGGATGCGCAAGCGAGGACCGCTAAAGGCTGGTGCTGCTGGACATCCACCTAAGGTTGAGGGTTTACATACTGTAATTGGATTTGACCCTGCTATGGCAGGTAATGCTGCATTTGTTGTAGTTGCATACAACAGGTCAGACGGAAAGATTTATGTGTTGGATTGTGTCAACATAGAAGAGCCAACACCACAAAAGATTCGGGCGACAATTGAAGAACTGGTTATTAAATACAAACCGCAAGAGTTCCGCGTTGAAATCAACGCCCATCAAAAAGCCTACTCCCTTGACGAAGAACTACGGGGGTGGCTTGCTGGATACGGCGTACGCCTTGATGCTCACTTCACAGGGAAAAATAAATGGGACACTTCTTTTGGCGTTGCGTCAATGTCTAATCTCTTTGGCACTATCCGCGAAGAGAAGTTTCAAAAAAACAATATCTTAGAACTACCTTCATCTGAAGGTTCTGAGGGTATCAAAGCCTTAACTCAGCAACTACTAACGTGGAAGCCACAGACTAGGGGTAAGACCGATACCGTCATGGCATTATGGTTTGCTGTTATTCGCATCCGCGAACTAATGCAATCTAATAGCCGAACATCACAGTATGCAAATAACCGATGGGCAACTCGTGCTCAGATGAATCAACGCCTGGCAGTAAACCTCGATGAGATGTTTGCAGAGCAATGGCAAGAAAACTTCGGATAAGGAAAACAATGGCATTAACAATAGAGCAGGTAGTAGCAAGGGTTGAATCCCTGCGTTATCGTAGTCACGAACGTGATGCGCGTAACCTTGACGTACTTGCCGTCCGTAAAGGAAAGATTGCTGAAGTTTATCCTAACTTCTTTCCAGAGGGCGTTGATGCAAACGTAGTAGCAAACTTTATTGACATTGTTGCTCGTGACCTATCTGAAGTTATGGCTCCTCTTCCAGCGGTTAACTGCTCTGCAGCCAATCAAGTATCTGATAGAGCACGTACATTTGCTGATAAGCGTACCCGTATTGCCTCTAACTATTTCCAACACTCAGACCTAGCAGTACATATGTACTCAGGCGCTGACTGGTATCTAACATATGGATTTGTCCCGTTCATTATTGAACTAGACGATGAAGCAAAACTGCCACGTATTCGCATAGAAAATCCTATTGGGGCTTACCCAGAGTTTGACCGCTATGGACGTTGTGTGGCATTTGCTAAGCGTTACTCTATGACACTTGGTGAACTGGTATCTCAATTCCCAGAGTATGATAAAGAACTGCTTGGACCAGATGGATATAAGCAAGACCTTAATGCAGTAATTGAAATGATTCGTTATTATGACAAAGACCAATCTATCATTTATGTACCACGTAGAAATGATTTAGTTCTTTCTCAGGCTGCTAATCCACTTGGTAAGATGATGGTTGTTATTGCACGTAAGCCATCTATTGATGGCGAAATGCGTGGACAGTTTGATGATGTGCTAGGTATTCAGTTACTGCGCAACCGATTTGCATTACTTGCAATGGAAGCAGCAGAGAAGTCAGTACAGGCACCAATTGTTCTACCGCAAGATGTGCAAGAACTTATGCTTGGTGGAGATGCTGTCATTCGTACAGCCAATCCAGCGGGTGTTCGCCGTGTAGAACTTACTTTGCCACAGGGTGCATTTACTGAACAGAACATTCTTAATCAAGAACTACGTGTTGGTACACGATACCCTGAATCTCGTACTGGAAACATAGATGCTTCTATTGTTACTGGTCAGGGAGTGCAGGCTCTTATGGGAGCCTTTGATACACAAGTTAAATCTGCACAAGCAATTTTTGCTGCAACACTTCGAGACATTATTAGTATTTGTTTCTGCGTAGATGAAATGATTTATCCCGAAGAAAAAACAATTCGTGGAGTAGATTCGGGTTCACCTTATGAGATTACATACAAGCCAACTAAAGACATTAAGAATGATTATTCTGCTGATGTCCGTTATGGCATGCTTGCTGGTCTTAATCCAGCACAAGGTCTTATCTTTATGCTTCAAGCACTTGGAGGAAAACTCATCAGCCGAGATATGGCTATGAGAGAACTACCATTTACAGTTAACGTAACACAAGAATTAGAAAAAATTGAAATTGAAGAAATGCGCTCTGCGCTACTTGGTTCACTTACGGCATACACACAAGCAATTCCACAAATGGCTACTCAAGGTCAGGATGCTTCAGATGTAGTTCGTAAGATTGCTGCGGTAATAAAGGCTCGTCAAAAGGGACAAGCATTAGAAGATGCAATAGAAGCAACCTTTGCTCCGCAGCAACAGGTTCCTCCTGCTGGTGAACCAACTAATACGGTTGAGCAAATGTCCCCTGCTCCCGCTGGTCCGCCAGCAGGAGGTTCTCCAAT